ACCCGCCAACAGGCAGCAACTTGCCAGCACGCCACCGGATCAAATTGCCGTCAAAGTATCGGTTTTTCACCTGCAACGGTGTTGCGGCTTTGACGATGCCGGGCGGGATGCTGAGAGGTGCGAGGGCCATGATTATTTCCCACAAAAGCCTTCACGGCGAGCATTGTTAACCTTCACCTCGGTAATTGTTTGAGGCGTATCCTTGGACGACCACGAGACATCGCGCCAGACGGAGCAAGCGACAAGATCAGTCCCGCCTGTGCCCGTCAGACTCAAGCAGCCGCTCAGGACTAATAGCAGCGGCATCACCAGCAGCAATCGCATCTTGTGTCCTCTTTAATGCCTCGGATGTTGCTTTGGCCTGAAACTCTGAAACGGCGTCAGATTTGATCTTAACATAAATGCCGCCAAGGACCACCAGCAAGACGCCGCCGATGGCAATGTACCGCCCAAGTGGGCTGAACAGCAAGGTTATCATGATCCCTCCTCATCAAGCCTCTGTTTACGGAAGTACCAAACTGCACCTGCCGCTGCGATGATGACGAACAAGATCAGGACTGTCCCACTCAGACCGTTTAGAAGATCACCTCCCTCCTTGATAATAGGTAGGACTTCTTGCACGACGGCGATAGTTCCTAGTCCACCAGCCGCCACGGCAGCATTGGCTTCCTTGGACTGCGTGATTGATTTACGCGCTTTTGGCTGGTCAGGTTCTGCGCGGGCCTCATCAGCAGAAATCGGCTTCTCGGTATCAAGGCCACGCCACAGTTTTACTTCTGCTCTCCTGCGACGAACCAGACCCGGCAACTCTTTACCACCGCCCTTGGTCCATTTCATAAACTCGGCAGGAACTTCGTCAAACTTCTCAGCGTTGACCTTTTTCAACAGGGTGGACTTGGCCAAGGCTCCCACGCCCGCATTGTAGGCAAAGTCCACCAGAGCATCGAACTGCCCCTGCGACAGGTCAACCTTGACGTACTTACGCACGCCATCCTCGTATTGGACTAGATCGCGATCTAGCCGGTTAAATGCTTCCTCTCTTGTAATTTCATCTGTTGCCTTGACTGGAGGGTTTGTTGCTCCTATACCAATAGTCCATACCCCGGCGGGGCATTTATATGCCTTTAGTTTTACGCCTTCAAAATCAACGAGCATGTCTTTACCGGATTGGCTCATTCTCATGGGAGACACCTAATGGTTGAGGAAGTTTGGAAACCCATCAAAGGGTGGGAGGAGATAGCCGAGGTTTCTAATCTTGGCCGAGTAAAGGTGTTAGCACGTTCTGCTAATTTTATTAAAAACGGGAAGCCGCAAAAATGCTTTTTACGTGAAAAGATCGTTAGCCCATATGTGGCACAAAATGGATACTTAACAATAGCGTTTATGGTTAACAAGGTTCGGAGAAAGGTTCTTGTCCATCGAGCAGTTTCACTTGCTTTTGTTGAAGGACATTTTGATGGAGCCACCGTCAACCACATAGATGGGAACAAATTAAATAACGCGCCAGAAAACCTCGAATGGATGTCTTTGTCCGACAACACAAAGCATGAATGGGCAACTGGGCTTGTTGACCTTCGCGGGGAAAAGCACCCATCCCACAAGCTGACAGCAGAACAGGTTCGCATCATTAGGAAGTTGTTGAGGTCGCAGATCACCAACCCTAACGAGCTATCTAAACTTTTGGACGTTTCCGCAGCCATTTTGTATTTAATCCATAAAGGAAAAAGGTGGGGAAGTTTGGATGATTAGACCGGCTGCTGACATTCTCATCTACATTCTCCCTATTTTGCGATGTCGCGGGCTGTTTGGTTAATTCGGGCTTTCACAGCGATTATATCACGCGGCTGTTGCTTAAAAGCAACTGCAACATATCCGACCATATGGCCTGCATCCGGTGGCGCTGCACCTCGGCATAGATAGGTCACGTTGCGACTTAGCAACCAGTCTCCAAGATCAGATGACGCCTCAAACGGCTCACAGGCTACTTCGCCATTCAACATCGCGATTGCCGCACGGTTTCTGGCTGGTGATCCTGAAAAGAATGCACCCTTGCGACCCTCCAGCGGCAAATATCTGCCATCTGATGACAGTACCACCTTTGTGGTACGGGCATTTTTGCCAAGGTCAACCGAATGGATCATGACGGCTTCAGCCCTGAGATCGCGCATCAGGAGGCCACCTGCACCAGCCACATGCTGATCGTCCATCAACACAGGCATCGTATCGCGACTAAGCATTGAGCCAACAAGCTTGTCCTGCTGCTCGTAGATGATGTAGCCAGCCAGACCAAAGACGCCCAGACCGATAACTGTCGCCAGTTTGAACGGGCTGTCGATCCATTTTACGAGATCAAGCGCCTTGTCGATTGGTCCACCGGGAGGCTTGGGAGGTGCGGCGACTTCAGCAGGCTTGGCAACAGGCTTCTTGCGAGCAACAGGCTTTTTTGCCGGTGGCTTCTTTGCTGCTGTTTTCTTGACAAGTGGTTTTGCCATTATGCCATCCAAACCGCTAGGGCAAGTAATCCAGCCATGATTGCCAAAGCCGCTAACACAACCAGCCCTAGTTGAGCCAAATCTTCACGCATCTGCTGGGCTTCACGGGCTTTTTGTTCTTCCAGTTGCCTCTGCTGCTTTCGCACCCTGATGACCTCTTTTAGAACTTCCTCCCAGCCGCGCACGCCGTAGATTGCAACGAAGTCGTTCTTGACCTTCTCTGCCCACTCTGCTGCTTGCTTCCGTTTGACCACGGTATCGAGGGCTATTTCCTCGGCTGTGACCTTGCTGAACAGCTTGGGCTTCGGAGGTGACTTGGATGCCTGCGTTAGTTTGGCGACAGACCCGTACAGCTTGGCGACATCGCCGCACATTGAGTTGATGTCTTTGCCGATCTTGATGCCCTGCTGAACGGCAGAATATGCCGTCTTGGCAGCGCCAAATATGAGAGCGATTGTGGCAGGGTCCATACCATTACCTTACCCCTGCTTCTTGCCCAACCAACGCTGTACAGTGTCAGTTTCATAAATCCGTATGCTGGTCCAGATGATCGTAAACAGCGCCGCTGCATGTGGAAGCACGTTGGTTAATGTCCCTATGACTGTGATGATAGATGCGGCATCTGCAACGTGCTTCAGTGTTTCATCTGGTCCAGTCATTTCACGGTGCCTCCGGCCAAGTCACGTTCCACGGAAACCCGTCTTGCGCTGTAACATCGCGTAATGACTGACGGTAGGTCGCCCATGTTGGCTTGTCTGCCGTGCTGTCTGCAAGCTGTGTCCAGTCGCACGCTGCCAGCTTGTCATTGCGGCTAGTGCGAACAGAGGCAGATTGCTCTGCATCCTTGGTGGCCTTGTATGCGGCTTCGGCTTCGGCAGCAGTTGTGGTGACGCCATCAATTGTGCTGTCGGTGAACACTGGCCCGAGGATGTACTTGGTGTACCAGTTGCCGCTGATCTGCTCGACGCCATCACGCTGGCTGTACTGGTAGACAGTGCCACCGGATGCCTGCGGGCCTTCGAACACGGGGTCAACGCCAATGGCCTCCATGACCTCTGGCGTCAGTGTGTCGTATGACGGGCCATCAGTTTGCTGGAGCCATGCGCGAAGCTCCGATTCAAACATCACCGCGCCAGTTGTCCTGATCCGTACTTGCATGACCGTGTTCCTTACGCGATTGCCAAGAAGATGTATGCGCCGCCGTTGGCATTGATTGCAGCGGGAGCCGTGGAGCTGATTTCAAAGCCTGCGGAATACGTGTCAACGTAGTCCGTGCTGGTGACTTCCACAGCCGTGCTGTTGAGCAAGAGGTATGGATCGTTACCCGCAACTATTCCGCGTGCGCTATCCCAAACGTACCAGTCGCCTGTGCTATCGGTGCGCTTAATCATCACGAACCTTGAGCCCGCCGTAAAACCGCAGTCAATCTGGAGTGTAGTGCCGGTGCCAGTGTATGAGCCCACTTTGGATACGCCCGCAGCAGTTGCAAATAGGTAGGCGACGTAGGTAACACCCGAAGTGTTTATACCGTTTCCATCTCCAACTGAAAAAACAGTTGAAGTTGGCGAGGTGCTATTCCAATATGTTGACCCTGCTGAAAGTTTTGCAAGGTTTTGATTTAACCGCATGTAGAAACTGGTGCCCAAAGCAGCCGAATAGCAATTCCAATTAGGATCGCCAGCAGTTGCTATCCTTGACTTTACAATTATTAATTCAGGCACAACACTCAAATTATGCGTAATAGTTGTCGCACTTCCCGTTCCCGTATAGCAAACCTCATCAAAGAAGCCGGGGGCGCGGCGGAAGTTCCAAAAGATAACATCCGACCCGTCCCAACCAGATGGCTGCTGGAAACCTGTGTTATTCCAAAACCGCGTGTCGTTGGTAGAGGCGGCCTCTACGTCAGTTGCCGACGATAAAAGAAAAGGACCAGTTTCTGTTGTGTTGGTAGATACGCCGCGCAATCTGTCTACAAATCTAGGAGAAGTAGATACAGAGCCGGGGCGATACCCTTGAATTTGCAAATCAACGGGGAAATTGGTTGTTTTGACAGTACCCGTCGCAGAAGTAGAGGCAATAGGTATATACACCTTCGCCGCATCAGTCGGCACGGCCATCGGGCCACGGCGGATGGCGATGTAGATGTAGGTCTTGCCACTTGCGTTTACAGAGCCAGCAGTGCCATCTGGAGAGAACCCAGTTGCGGAAATCTGTATTCTTGTTGCACTCTGTTCGCTTAAGCCTGAATTGGGGTAAAGGATTTTATCCGCGCCAGCAGGAACTATTCCCCGCATGTTGTCGTAAATCTCCCAGTCTTCAATCCCGTCTGTAGTTCGTTTTACAAGCACCCATTGAGGCTCATATCCAAGAGTTACAACCGGACCTGTCGATGACCCATTACCGACATAACTCCCACACGAAATCACATTGTCCGTGCCGGTCAGGCCGAAGCCCCCTGCGTCGTGGGCGAATAGGTAGGCGACGTAGGTGGCTCCGTTAGCATTGACCGGCGACGAGCTGTCAACTGTGAATGTTGTTGATGTCGGACCATATAGATACGGATATGTGCTGACAGCTCCTGTCGAGTTTAACAGCAAATAACCATTTGCAGCTAATGAACGGTGATACACCATCCAGTCCTGACCAGCGGCGCTAGTTTGTTTAACAATAATGCAGCCCGGAACTGATCCAAGGTTGTGAGATATAGTGCGACCAGCAATACCATCCCCAGTATACGTCACAATATCAAAAAACTTCGGCTGCTCGCGGAAGGTCCATGAGGCAAAGTTGTCACCTGAGTAGTTAACAATAGAACCCGCACCAATAG